GATTTCGTTTGTTTGTGCAGCAGCATTGGCATTGGCATAAGTCTGATATGCACCCAAATTGGCTTGTATGGATACTACATTTGCATTTGCATAAGTTTGATAGGCACCTAAATTGGCCTGTATGACCAAAACATTGGCGTTGGCAAAAGTTTGATATGCACCAATATTAGCATTCAAATTATTAATACTGGTTGCCTGCGTGCCTGCGTTGGCATTGCTGTACACCTGGAATGCACCAACATTTGCACTAATTGTGTTGATGTTGGCAATCAATTGATCCAGTGTGGCAAATCCGGTATTGGCTGCAAAATTGTTTATTTGAATTTGTTGCGCTGCTGCGTTGGCTTTTAGACTGGTTATTTCAACATTGGCCGCAGTGATGTTGGCTCTTAGGCTGTCAGTTTGTACATTAGCTGCTGCAACATTGGCATTCACTGGGCTTAGATTACCCGAGTCATTAATTTGTGTAACATTGGCCAATACATGACCGCCTGCAGTAACACCATCGTGTACCCTGACAGTATCTAAATCTGTATCAATGGTAATTTCGCCCACTAACCCAGTATAGGTAGAACTCACACTGGTATTGGCTCTTTTTAATAGTAAGTAGTTTGTTAAAGTTACATTGGCAGTCATTATATTGTTCCTACATCAATTACAGCATTTGCACTGAAGTTCAACGGATCAGATTCATAGTATGCTGGTAGCACTTCTAAATCCAATGGAACTCCATAATTTGCATCTGTATAAAGTGGACGTTCAGTATTGGTCGCCACAGTGATTAACTTTAGTGTTAATTTATAAAATCTTTGATCTAATGCAACTGTTACAGCTCGAGGAATAGTTACTGTGCCTTGACCTTTGCTGATATCAGTCATTGATACCGTAAAAGCATCAACGGCGCCTTGAATTAAAGGATCCTGTATTTGCATTTGTACTTGATATCCGGTCAAATTGACCGGTTTTTGATCTTGATTCAAAATTGAAATTTGTAAGGGATTGTCTATTCCCTGATAGATTTTAATTGGGCGACTGTACACGACTCTGTTCCTTGGTGAAAATACAGCAGGATCCCATAATTGGACCGTGACTGTATTCGGATATAAATAAGCTAGAATTTGCATTATCTTGTATTTATTGAAAAATGGACGAACCCAACTACCAGCAGTTATTAAAAAAATATCCCTTTTTGACTTACCTTGTATATGGTGGCAATGAATACATAGGCGTTATTCAAAACCTAGATGAAGTAATTACTACAATTTATGACTACGGTGCGCTTAGAACGCTAGAACAAAAACAACAATTTCTAGAGCTGGCAGAGACTTGGTGGTGGGAAAGCAACAGGCTGATACCTATCAATGTGTTCTTGAAAACAGAATGGACTCCGTTTAGAACTGTGGTTAAAACAATGAATTCAAAAGATGTGGAAATCAAGTTCGGCCCGCAAGTGAGCCTAAAAGAAATTGCCGCCAAACGTAGCAAGCGAAGAAGTATTACTCTAGTTAGAAAATTAGGTTAGCTATAACTGTAACTGATTTGCTCGCATATTAAGTTCATATTAACCGCAACCAGATGTGCATATCCAACTGAATGCGACTTCTTGAAGTAGTAGCTGTCATCTGCAGGACGCTTCCAGACTGACTCTGCAACTTCCTGCCATGTTCTACCAATCAAATGACGCTTGGCTGGACGTATCACTGCAAGAAACATAGCCAATCTAGGAATACTATCAACGGGCTCGGGCATTTTTGCTAGTGTATCGTAATGTGAACCAATGTGTATTAGTTGACTACAAAAATCTCTGGCCTGTAATAAATCCCACAAGGGCTCTTGATTCATTAACTCCTGTAAATGCTGATCATTTTTAATTTGTTGATATAACCCAACATTAAGAATATCTAATTTGATGTACCCTCGTTGTTCGGCAGCTTCATAGTCTAAACTTGCGCGACCAGTGTAAGGATCTACAGGAATATCTGTGAAGTAAACACCTGTATTGTGTTTTGTGATTTTTTCGTCGCGTACAATACTTGCGGCTATGTGTTTCAAGCAAGACAATGCTTGATCTCTATCAGCTACATCAATGTCGATATCACTGGAAAATTTCATAGTCCAGCTTCCTTTAGCACATGTCTGCACCATTCTACATCGGCCACGTAATCCTTGAACTTACGATTCCAGTAATCAGGATCAATCCAAGGAAGAACAATGGCCAAATGCTCTGTAGAAATAGACTCAAGAAACTCAATGCCACTATTGCAGTTATATACAAGCCAAGGGCTAACGCGACCAGTGGTAATATGATGACAAATCCTATTATGATTGCCGTACTTAAAATAATGGCTGTAACTAGCAAGCCCACTATCTCCATTGGAGTATTCCTCCATTTGTTTGAGGCCGCGTTCGAGTGCGTCCTGCACTGCTTCTCGTCTAACATATTCATGTAACCATTCTTCGTAAAATTTGTCTTTACACCAATGGTCTAATTTTTTGTTGTTCTTCAGTAACCAAGCTGTATAGCTGTTGCTGTTAACACAGCGAATAGCAACCAAGTGTCTGCCGAACCTAACAAAAGCATTGTAATACGGACTTGTAACAAAGTCTGTATAACTCTTAAGCTGTGCGCTACCTTGTGTGGTTTCATAAAATTGTAGATACGCTCTAAGTCCAAACTGAACTCCTGTTTCGGTTTCCTGTTGCCAACGACGTTTTTCTGTACAAAGATGTGCAGCAAGAGTACTTTCTTTGCTGTAACTTTTATTACAGTATTTACACTTATAGCTCGGCTTTGATTCTTCTGTCATCCCACCCGTGTTCCTTGGCAAGTTGTTTAAGATCTGCTGTGTCGTTGATTTTGGCAAGTAATTCTAATTCATCTTCTTTGCGCTCAGGGAATATTTGTCGCAGAAACTTTACCGCTTTATTATTCGAACCTTCACGCTTTTTTTGTTTGATCCAATCGTGCCTAAATGTACCCATGCCAGGACTGACTGTGGTAGCCAACAACCATTGTAATTCAGGATGTCGACTCAATTCAAAGAAGTGTTTGTTAAAATTTTCGTTGCAGGCAAGTAAATAATACTGTTGTAGTTCTGTACTGCCCTGTACACTGCTGCCCCATCTAATCATTAGGTAATTGCTAAATTTCTTTCGTTCTTCATCAGTGAGATCACGATAAAAGTTTCGATCTTTAGTATCAAAGGCTCGCATTTCGTTGGCAATGTTTAATTTGTCTGTCATACTGGATGGTGTGGTACTGTGTCTTCCTGATTGCTTAACGTATATATAAGTTTAACACGATCTAAGGCATCTTGTAAAGCGGCATTTGTTTTTGCAGCACGATGAATGTTTTCCCAAAGCCTTTCTTCATGCAATTCTGAAAACATTTTTTCTGTATCATAATCCCTGCCAATCTCAAATCTTTGATAAGGTGGGTCTCCTAGTTTACGTGCATAAACTATACCGTCTGCACGTTCGTATATGTAAGTAGCTCCAGGTTCTAATTGGCTCATATCACCAACATTTTGAATAATCAACTACTTCGCTTTGTCTTGAAATGTCTTTAACAAAGTAGGCACACAAAGGTTTTTCAACACCGGTTTCCAATGGCACTGCTAACAGTTGACCTGGTTTAAGTTTTGGAAAATACCATTTAACATCTTGATAAATGTCAACTATTTCTATTTTAGCAAATTCTGGTCTAAAGCTAGTTATAGGGTTAAAACAAAACACACTGAAGCCTCTATCATTAATACTGGTTAAAGGAACCACTTCTAGATCGCCTAGATCTGGTTCGCCGATCAACACATGCCAATCCACTGGCATTTTAACTGTGTGATCGCCTATACGTAATACCAAAGCCGGGCTATTAAAACTTTCTAAAAAGATAAGAGGAATATAAAAGTAGTCAGGTGTTCTAGAATCTGAATTATCTAGCACAGCAAATCGTAAATCCTCTATTTCGTCCGGAACTTCATTTAGCTCATAAGCTGTATTGTCAAGTGTTAGTATTCTCATTGTTGTAAAAGTAAAATTGCTGCTTTTTCTTGCCACCAACGAGCAATATCACGCATGTCAGTGCGATCTATCTGCACCCATTTTATGCCATTGCCTCGATCTTCAATTTGAAATATCATTGCCATTCTGCCTTTTCTACAGTGAAAGGATAATTAGCCTCTTTATAAAAAGTTTTGCGTTTTGTTAAATGTCGTTTTGCGAACTTACAGGTGGAGGTGATGTCCCAGATTTGAACAAAGTCCTTATCTTCTGCTCGACGTATGCCCCGCCCAATGCTTTGTATAACTCTAATAAAAGACTTCCCAGGCTCAATAAGAACAAGATTAAAAATACGGGGAATATTAATACCAACTGCTGCGACGCCGTAAGTAGCGATGATGATTTTGTTTGTTGCCTCTGCCACTTCGTCATAGTGCTCTTTGCGCTCCCCGGCTTTAGTCGCCCCAGAAACAAACACACTGCCTGGTAGTCGTTTGGCTAATGCCCGTCCGGCGCTGATACGATCTACCAATATAAGTGTGTTGCCCGAATCAACTATAGTACTTATCAAACGACCAATATAGTCAAGTCTTTCAGCAGTTTCTATTAGATATTTTAGTTCGCTTTGATAGTTGTTATATTCTTTGTGGTCCACTAACTGTACCACATTGACATGACACTGAGCCAAGTGTCCGGCTTCTTGTAGTTCGCTGGCGCTTAGTTGTCCTACTACAGGACCCAGCATGCAGTTGATGCTTTGTCTTGCGTAATCTTCTTTGGGTATGGTACCAGTCAAGCCCCAACGTATAGGAACCTGTGCAAACGGTCCGCTCAGTAGTGCTTTTAATGCATCGGCTTTGGCCTGATGTACCTCGTCTACTATAACTGCTACTACACCCTCCAAGAACTCGCCTATAGTGATATCAGCCTCGGCGTTATTGGTCGTCTTTAATAAATTGTTTAAGCTTTGCCAAGTACATATAGTATGTGTTCTATTGTATTCTTTTCTATCTCCAAAATACACACCGGTATCTAATTCAAGATTAACAAAATCATCTTCTGTCTGTGTCACTAAACTTTTGTTAGGCACAATAACTATTGTACGCCCATACTGGCTCACAGAATCTGCCAGTGCTGCTGTGATGATAGTTTTACCGGCACCGGTGGCTACTTCCTGCACACACTGTGGATTGGCCAAAAATCTATTGATAATTTCTGGTTGATAGTCTCGTAGTACTATAGGTTGGCCAGCCTTTGGATGATTTTGGGGCCACTGTTTGTGTTGATAAGTGTTTTCATCTACCGGAACAAATTCAAACGTGGTGCGATACTGTCTTGTATCCTCTACCTCAACATCGTAGCCTTGTTCATCAAGATAGGGCAGGATCTCTGGCAACAAGTTGATGTAAGTGGTGCCGCCAAGATTGAAGAAAGGAACCTTGCCATCCCAGCGTCCAAGTTTTACACTGGGTTGATAACGAGCGCCCGGTATTTCATATTTGTATCGTTTTACTAAGGCTGTCCTTGTGTTAAGTTCAAGGCCTTCAATTTTTACATTGACTTCGTCTTTGATTAATAATCGAGCCTGCATTAGTTTTTACGCTTCATAGTTGCAACATTATACACTTCTGTAGCAAAGTATACAACCTTTTCTGCTCGTTGTAACAAAATAGTTTTGTCACCGCCATGCATCATGCCTTGGCCACTAATCAATAACGGTATAGGTTCATCCCAAAGTGCAGTAAACTTGTTGAAGTAAACAACTTTTTTGTCAGTGATAAGATCTTTTTGTTTTAAACTTTGTGTCCGATAAATATCATCTTTATCAAAGCATTTAGCTACAAAATTGTTATACAGTCTTTCGCTCATGTCGGGTTCATAAACATAGATAGGATATCTGCCAACTGTGTCTGCGTACCGGACAAGATCTTGAAACACAGTCTCATCACTGGTGGGTGCAAACTTGGTTTCTTGAGTAGTCATAAGATTGGCCACACGTGGTCCGTACTTGGAAACAATGTCTAAAACAAGCGGCTCATCCACTGTGTAACCGTATACAGCACTACGATCAATCAAATGCTCTAAATTAGTCCAGTCGTTGACAGCTTCAATCAAGGTACGAGCGGCGTTTGTGATAGTGTAACTTTCTTTAGTGTCCGCGATCAATTTGATTTCATATTGTTGTGATTCACAGTCTTCAACTGCCCGTATGTAACGTTCGAATTCTGGTGCAAGTTCAAACTTGTGATTTTGTGCAAAGCCGTTGGCCGCTACCACATTCATTTCAGTCAAAGCCAATGCCCAGCTGCGATTTTGGCTATCAAATTTCCAACTGCCTTGGCTGACCATGGCCAAGTCTCTCAAGTCATTTATTAGTGTAGTATCGTACGGAAACTTTAACATAATGCTGTTGTTATCGATGTACAAAAGTCTACGTCGATCAATTTGTCTTATGCCCAATCTAAACGTAGGAGTTTCAACAGGACTAACATCAACCAAATGAGCAGCCAACTGTTTGCGATATTTGAGCACAATCTTGACTGCCAACTCTGCCTGTTTGTCTGTTAAAGCTCGCCCGCTTTGTGTAGCCTGACTCATGCTGTCTAAGATTTTAACATCGTATCTGGCAAGGCTAATTATGGGCGGACGGCTATCAAACAAGCCGTACAACTTGCCAGTCACAATATCACGATCACCATTGATAACTTCGATATAATCTTCAACTGACGGAAATTTTTTCATAGTGTAAGTGTAATACTTATAAATGTAAAAGTCAAAAAAACCCCCGCCTAAGCGGGGCAAAGAACCGGAGTAAAAGGAGCTATCAAAAACCCCGGGCGATCTGCTTACGCAGATTTCATACAGGTTGATTGTGCAAGTGCCACCCACTTGGTAGGAAAACTCTTGTACAGCTGACCAATTTTTATAGCCATACGCAAGCTCATTTCACGTAGACTGTTCTTGTTAACGTTCATAAATTCAATGATCTCGTCCTGTGCAATATCACCAAGTTCAAGATCCGCAAACAGTTCACCAGAGCGAGCGATTTGGCGGATACGCAAGATCTTGTCGCGCATGGTGTCTAGTGTAAGGTCCAAGTAATGGCAGCGTGATTGCAGTGCATCCAAGTGATCACGCAGTTTCTGGCTCTTCATTTTGTCGAACTTGAGGTTAGTAATAAAGATAACCGAACCTTTAAATTCAAAACTGTTAGGAATACCTTCGTCACGCAAGATACGCGATTCTGCGATCCATGATATCTTACGTTTCTTACCCGAGTCTAGAGCACCTTTAAGCAAGTTAAGGCACACATCATCAAGTAAAATACTGTCGCAGTCGTCGAACACAACCACGCAGTTTGGATCCGAATACTTGTATAAGGCTTGATACAAGCCGATAGCAGTGGCCGAACCTTTTACTACTTCGGCTCTAAGACGACGGCCCGCGATTTGGTCGAACAAGCACGCCTTTTCAATCTCGGCTTCTACGCCATAACTCTTGCCCACACCCGGAGGACCGCTTACGATCATAGCACGGATGTCACCGGTAGTAGCAGCCTTAGTCATCTCTGTCAGAATCTCAAAACGCCCGGCAATCTCAGCCATACGCTCTTCATCCGACTTCGAATCATTCACTACGGCAGCAACATCTGTATCCATTGCCACCACTTGGCCATCAAACTCATCGGAACTCACGAACTCGTAATCACTCATGCTATTAACTTTGACACGGATATCTTCTGGGAAGCCAGGGAATTGGCCACCGTTCTTGACTGTGACATAGCCACCTTTGGCACCGGCCTTGTATTGTTCTACAAGTTGGAACACACGGTTGGATACATCGGTGGTGCGATATGCACCGGATCGAATTCTTACGAAACTCATAACAGCTCCTGTAGTTGATGTTGTATTGTTATTATTCAAGTATTATACGAAAAAACGGAATTAGTGTCAAGCACTAACTTTGCTCCTTATTTAAAAATTGCAGCGTTTACACTCTCACGAACACCGGTATTGCCGGCTTCATGTAAGCCACGCGCAGTTGAAATCATATCCATGATTTCGGTGACTTCGGTTAGAGTCCAGTGTAGTTGTTTTGCAGCAATTACAACACCATCCACTACACGATTACCGTTATCGGTACTCATTCCGTAATGTATCATTTGGTACGCTCCTTATTAGTTACTATACCAATATTATAGCAAAATGGTAAATTATGGTCAACGGTTGTTATTTTTGCAACAAAAGTTGGTATCTTTGCAACAGTTGCTATCTTTGTAATGTTGCTAATCTTTTAACGCATGCCAAATTTCCGGATTCGCACCCAGGTAAATGCGATATAGCAATTTGTTGCGCCATACGCTAAACTCGTTGATCCTGTTCTCAAACCATATCAACAAATCATCCCTAAACCAAAGTGGATTTAGTAGAAACATACATAGGATTACAAAAATAGGCGGAAACAGGACGGCTAGTATAGTCCAATGTACCACACGCATACGCCACCAGCGACCGCCTTCGGGAGTCATTGTCACGGTTTGTTTTTTCATACTGTTATTATACACTAACAAATCAATTAGAACAATGCTTGATAACGCCAGAAATCGCTGGCTGCTGCAACACCACTGCCTGGTTCAACTTTTATGCCTGTATCCAACATGGCCATTTCGGCTCCGGCAATTGCTGCCATAAGATGCACTTCATTCATATCACCCAGGTGACCAATACGGAATAACTTGCCTGCCATTCGGCTTAAGCCAGCACCCAAGCTCAAGTTATATCTCTTGTATGCTCGTGCAATTACATCAGCACCATTGATGCCATTGGGCACCATGATGGCACTTACTGTATCCGAATACCATTTTGGCTCTTGAGCACATAGTTCTAGGCCCCAACCTTCTTGTACTGCTGCTCTTACACCTGCGGCCAGATAGTGATGTCGGCGTATGATGTTGTCGAGGCCTTCTTCGTTAATCATTTTTAACGATTCAATTAAGCCATATAACAAACTTAGTGCTGGTGTGTATGGATAGTAGCCTGTGCTAGTACTTTTAAGCATGTCATCTAAATCAAAGTATGCTCGTTTTAGTTTGGCTGTATGACGCTGCTCCAGTGCCTTTGGACTAGCACATAGTATACCCAGACCAGCTGGTAGCATCAGACCTTTCTGTGAACCTGATACAGCCATGTCTACTCCCCAGTCGTCAAATCTCAAATCAATTGAGGCAAGACTAGATACACAATCTACAAATAGTAATGCCGGATGATTAGCGTTGTCCAATACTCTACGAACTCCTTCAATATCAGAAGTCACTCCGGTCGCTGTTTCATTATGGCAAGCCAATACCGCTTTGATTGAATGATTGGTGTCTGTTTCTAATCTATCAAGATATAGATCCAATGGAACGCCGGTGCCCCACTCACAATCTATAACTTCTACATCTAAACCTAATTTGACGCACATTTCAATCCATAAGTGACTGAACTGTCCAAACCTTGCAGCAAGAACATGGTCTCCGGGTGATAGTGTATTGGTGAGTGCTGCTTCCCAACAGCCGGTGCCCGAACTGGGAAACACAAAAGGTGTTCCTGCGTCAGTGCGGAACACCCGTTTTAGTCCTTGGGTAATTTGATCGGTAATCGCGGGGAAGTCTGGTGATCTATGGTCTTCCATACTTGCAACCATAGCTCTCAATACACGATCTGGTATATTGGTAGGTCCAGGCACAAATAAAAAATTCCGTCCAGCCATGTTGCCTCCTGTAATGGTCTGGACCGAATCCAGATCATGATAGTATATATTGTATAGTCAAGCTTGTCAATTTTTTATTTTAAAACTTTTCGAGTAAACCGCCAAATTGGACCAATTTCAGGATGATTACGATCACCGCCTACAGCTAGTTGTGCATCTAACGGAGCACCATAACTGTAATAATTTACATAATCGGCAATTTTTCTGTTACGAGTTCTAATCAAACAAAGTCCCGCATCGTTGGTAACCATGAAGTGGGATATTCCGTCGTCATCTCGGTCAATGAAGAGCATACCATATTTATTGCCTGGTCAATTTGATCAACAGGCACACCATTTTGTTCGTAACCTTCGCGTACCATTTCTAAATAGCCCACACCAGGTTGTTGTAAGTAGGTTTGATCCGTCATTTGATAAGTTATTGCAAAGACAAAACTTTTGCCGGTGTTGACTTTTACAAGAAATCTAGTGTAATAATATGGATACCCTTCGAGGGTATCAAGAGCTTGTAAATCTTGCATGGATATATCCCAAAGCACCCCATGGCAGATATTGCCCGGTGATCGGGCAATATCTGCATGAGTACGAAATACCAATTCATGATCGTCAATCCAAGCAGGTCCAACACATTCGGCCGTTGGACAGCGTCGATTCATTTCATCCTTATTGGTATTCATCCCATAAGCAAAGTATTTCATACTGGTATTCCAAAATGTTGATAATGTTTTTCCAGAGTCCACGCATGTAAATCATTTATTGATTGTCCATTATAGGTTTCAATTTCTGTAGTAAACACTTGAGTGTATCTATCAAAAAAATGATACACACTGGGTGTTTTACTAGCCCAGCCTGCTTTTTTTAAAGCCACATGATTTACTTTTTTAATCAGACAGGTCGGCGGATTCATTGCTTGAATAACAGTGAGCACGCCTTGAATCAGCATATCGCGAATTACTTTTTGTGGTATCACGTGCTCAAAGTCGTAGTCCTTTTTTTGTAAACCTTTTTCTCGATAGTGAGCTTTTATGTTACCGGCAATATTATAATCATGCGATCGCCTCAACGCATCATCAATTCGATCTCGAACCAGTCTGGCTGTTTGATTCATTTCTGTCAACCCGCTATACTCTTTGAGTAAACGAGTCAGTTCACGACTTATTGACTCCGTGGTTTGATCATAAGCACCTTGATCTCTTTTGACCTTGCGATATTCTACGGGTTGGTAAGATTCAACCAGTGACTGAAATTTGGATTTAGCCATATTATGCCTTCATCTCCATAAACTTTTTGCCTTCGATTGTTGTGCCGTTTTGTATTGCAAAAAAAGTCTTGTCGGCGCCCGTTAATTTAAAACAGTCTATGGACACTTGTGGGATAAGATTTGGTTCGCACCAGGTCTTACCCAGTACACCGATGTCTAAGTTTTCACTAGGTATTGCTAATTTACCACCGTTAATAAGGTACACTTCTCGCATAAACTTAAACATTCCTTGCGGGGCAGACCAAGCACTGCCAACAAAAAAGTCCCATTGACGCTTGGCAGCGGTATGGCAGTCGTGACTAGACGAAAAACTTACTGCACAAGTTTCAGTGATATCCTGCATCCAATTCTTTGGCATCTTTTTGTTTAAACTTTTAACAATACTGTTCATATAATAGAGTCCAATAAACACGCCCTGATCAATTTCTTGATCAGCTGGCCAAGCAATTGTGATTGCGTCAAGAATTTGTCGAGTAGTAGCAGCCGTTTTATCAACGCTGGCAGATTTGTAGGCATAGTCAAAATGACTAAACCAATAATCGTTGATGTTTCTGGCTTTGGTTGATTCAATTAATTGTACACGGGCATTATCAAATGCATCTTGTAGATTTCGAGCCAGTTCAGTTTCCTGCGTGCTCAAACCCAGCTTGTGTTGATACAACCAGTTTTGGTGCAGGTCTGGTTTTCCAACTTTCTTGATACCACTGTGGTTGTTGATGATAAACGCAACTGAAGGAAACGCAAGATCTTCGGTATCGTTAATAATAACCGGAACTTTAGTGTAGCCTAGTAGGCTTAACAAAACGCAACGGTGCTGACCATTATATGCAAACAACTTGTCTTGACGCCAAGGTTCTTTTGTTAGGGCCTTGCCTATAAAGTTGGCGGTAGCAGCAGGTTCAATAATTCTAATATCAAATTTTTTAATGATGTCAATCAAGTGCTTGATAATAACGTTGCGTTGAACTTCATAGTCCAACCAAACGTTATTAACATCTTCATAATGCATGCCTCGTGCAAAATTCAAATTTAGAGCAGTCATTCTTGCTCTAATTTGCTGCATCATTGAATTAAATTGCTTGTCTGAAAGTTTGAGGGCCGCTTTGATGTCACGACGAGCGTCGTTAACAACATCAATCAGTGGCCGCGATACCCGGGCTGACATGATGGTAATTCTCCAATTGTAAATAGTAACTGGAATTAGTTACTGAATCTTAGTATATGCAAAATATAGTTATGTGTCAACCCGTGTATTTGCCAAAAGTTTGTTGCAATTTTGTTAAGTCTGCACAGGTATACTTTTGATAGCTATGCGCTAGATGTTCAGGAAAAGGTATTATCTGAATCAGTGCTCCATATTGATTGGCTTTGTCTCGCGCAATGTCGGCGAATGATTGTGCTTGTCCTGTACCAATGTTCCATACACCGTTTTCATCAATTTTGCGCCGGACAAATTCGTATTGAACATCTAACAAACGCTCAACAGGAACAAAGTCTCTTTGAAAATGGTCGCTGCCTTCGAATATTTTTATAATACCAGTGGATTGAGCTTGTACAGCAAACTGATAGTGCGGGCTGGCTTGATTACCTTTATGGGTTTCGTTCGCACCATATACATTAAAGTATCTAAATCCCTGGCACCGAACATGCGTCGGATGGTGTTCGATGTAGTGTTCGAATAGATATTTACTCCATGCGTATGGACTTCTAGGATCAACTGGTGCGGTCTCTGTAAAGTCTCGGCCCATGCCATACACGCTAGCCGAGCTGCTCCATTGAAGATTGACATCATGTCGTCTGCACTCCTCATATAGCCAAACGCTAAAGTCATAATTCTGACGCATCACTTTGTCAACATCACGCTCAGTGGTACTGCTTATGGCTCCAAAATGAAAAACCCAATCCAGGCCTTCGATACGCGGTAATAGATTTTCGTCCCATTCGTATGTGACAATTTCATGGCCGCCAATTTTATGCCAACGACTTACAGCGTGGCTACCAATAAAGCCTCTACTTCCGGTTATTAATATTTTCAATTATTTTACTCGTTGAATAATTGGGTACTAGATCGTAATATTTAATACTGTCGCAGTATTCAGCACCGGTAATTTTTTTACCACGATAGTCTGAACCTTTGACCATTAAACTAGGTTTATACAATTTACAAATATGTGCCAGTTCTTCCTGTGTATCAAAAATCCACACAGCATCTACACATTTAAGATTGTCCAATGCAAACTTGCGGTCTTCCTGTTTATTAACAGGACGCTGTTCACCTTTTAACTCTCTCACCTCACGATCTGAATCTATTGCAACCAACAAATAGGTTCCTTGACTTTTTGCAAAGTTGAGCATTTCAATGTGCCCACGATGCAGGATGTCAAAGGTCCCGTTAACTATTACTCTTCTGGCTATCCCCGGGCTGTACACGATAATTGTCCTCTACGGAATCTGGTGTGGAAACTTCTACTACTGTGCCTTGTTCTAGGCAAATTAATTGATGTGGCATACAAGGTGGATTGTGCCAAGTATCGCCCACATTCAATTCTTGTTCAATCTGTGCAGCAGTATTTGTATCAATATATTTTACAATGAATTTTCCAGATTGTATGTACCAAGTTTCTTCTTTTTCTCTATGGAAGTGCATACTAAATCTGGCACCGATATTGAAGTGCATCATCTTACCACAGTATCTATCGTTGGTGGCCCAGATTTCTTCAAACCCCCAACCTTTTTCAACTCTTCCTGATAATCTTGTCATGCTTGCTCAATCTCCGCTAAGGTGGGACTGTATACTCCGATGTGCTGAACAGTGACACTGGCTGCACGAGCTGCAAATTTGATTGCCACGGCGATGTCATTTGATAAAACGTAGTTGTATGCGAGAGCAGACAAAAATGTATCGCCTGCCCCGCATACATCAAACGCCTCTACTTGTGGAGTAGAAAACCGATGTTCTTTATACTTTACGCCATCTCTACCAAGGGTAACAATAAGATCGGCAGGATATGTTCGAGCCGCTTCATATTCCACTTGATTAATTTTAACGAAACAACCTTGGAAGCGGGCCAGGTCGCTTTTCTTCGTATCAACAAATATTGGACCCAAATAACGCCGGCGAAGCTCTTCGACGGTTTCATACTCTACTGATCCTTTGTTATAATCACTTACTATAATACAATTATACTGGTCTAAGTTGTTGTAGTCAATTTTTACGGCACGACTAGGTGAATCTTGATCTATTCTAACTAGATGTTGCTTGGTCCTTGAATCAATTACTCGAGTCTTTATACATGTTTTTATGCCGTGTACAAAAGTTACTTCGCATCCTAGTCGTTGTAAATTCTCTTTTACATTAGCGGCCATGCCAGGTCTAATTTCTGTATGTGTGTAGTTGACTACCGGCACAGGAGCCTCAGGACTAATTCTTGTAACTGTACCATATTGATATTGATCAATACCGTTGTCACCTACAAGTAATATTCGTACCTTAGAAGTATTGGCAGTTTGATCTTGGAAAATAACACTCATTGTTTGCTAGTGGTTTAATCTTAATTGTTTCTAATACCGAGCTTTTGCCTAGACCCATTGCTAAACTGTATGCAGCACTCTGGTTGCCCATGAACAAATCTGCACCAGCGATCACATCCGCCAGCTCTTTGAAATCTTGAACACAGTAATATTGTACACGAAAGCCAGTGCTTTTTTCAAAATCTTCATGCTCGTCTTGAGTGCCAACAAACACACCTGTCTGAGATATGTTTGCTTGCTCTAGCAGGCCTTGCCAGGTACCTGTACCTTCAGGACATCTGTATCTAAATGTTCTGTTTATGACCACAGGTGCGACTTGCTTTGCATCAGCCTCTAGCCATGTTTCATTATACACTTCTGGTTCAAATGGTAGGTTAAATGTACGATGATACGCTTCAACATAGTTACCTTCAAAACCTCTAAATAATACGCCACGAAATCGATCTAGATCAACATCGTGGTCGCCTAACCAAACTGTCACTTGGTCAATATAGCTCTGCCTGGACAGCAAAGGTCGTAACAAATCAAAATCAGCAATCTTGAATCTGCCCTGATGTGCGGAATCTACTTCGTTGGGTTTATATCCGTATCGTGCTACACACTTTTCAATGTTTTCAAGATGAATAGCAAATGTGCCACCACCCATTTTTTTAACTACAGATAGACTGTAAATTAAATCGCCAAATGTTCCTGAGTGTCTATATATCATAGTATTTCTGAAATATTGTTTGCGATACGTTCGGCATCAAAACTGTCTTTGCAACGATAATCACCGTGTTTGCAAATTACTTGCCTTACTGGTCGAGCCTGATGGTCATTACATCCCACACAATCAACTGCACTCATAATTGCGGTTGTGTTATGTCCAAACATTTCTCTTCTATACGGCAGTATTCTTTCTGGCAGCAGGTGTGTCTGTAGTGCAATTATATGCGTCTTGCTGGCACCTGCTACATGAAATGGCCCGCTGTCTATGCCAACAAAACATCTAGCTCGATCCATCACGAGTTTTTGTTGTTGTATGTTCAATTGTTCTCTTGCATCCACAAACAATGGATGATCAACATACCCATCACTTGCGCTGCCAACACAAACTATTTTGAAATCCGTACGTTCAGTAAACAGGTGTTCAAAAACAGCAAACCAAGTTTCCCAAGCCATGTTTTTTAATGGCCAATGCCATTGTCGAATATGCACCACAATGAAACTGTCAAGCTCATTGTCCTGGCAAAATAAGCTTACCGCATCTTTATCAAACTCATTAGCAAACAGTTCTACCGATTTGTTATCCACATCTGATGTGCCAAAAGCGCGATAGAAATAACTGTCCACATAATGATTAAGAGGACTATGTTCGTAGGCATCATCCAGGTTAATATATAAATCATAATTTTTAGCCTCGGGCATAGCGTCAGTATGATATATCGCCCTGACGTGTGGATTGTTGGCATAAACATTGGGAAATTCTGTCGCTACATCAATGTAGCAGTTGTACTTGTTTTTTAATTCTCTCACAACACCGGTGCTCATAATCACATCACCGAGTGCTGCTCTGCGTCTAACTAATATTTGTACAGGTCGTTCTATTTTCATTTAAAAAGTCTCGAATGTATTCAGTAAATTGCAAATCTGGTCTTTGTTGTTGTAATAACTGTTTATTGTGTTTTATAGACGGAACACTTTTTTCGTATGCTAGTTTAATTGTTTTTGCGGACTGCGTCAAGAATTCAAGCAAACTACGTCTAGCACACACAAGTCTTGACCCTGGTTCTTCAATCTTGTCATAGCTGGTGTCAATAATGTCGTCAAAGGTGCTGTACCCTTGCGATCTTAAATATGCCAAACTGTTATGATATCCAATGTAAAAAAACAGTTGTTGATAATTGATGGCATTAAAAATTTTTTCACTGAAGAATATTCCATTATCAAAAAAAGTATCTGTAACAATTCCCAAACAACTATCAAGATAAAAATTTACGTTGGTCTGTGTAAACTCCACTGTGTTGTCTATAGCTGGTAGAGGAATTTGATTGGCAACGGAATGACATTCTTGATCTATATGAGCTGCCCAAATTGATTCAATGCGATGTTGAATCCAGAGTCCAGGTATGTCCGAGTGTACACATTTGTAATTTACTAAATTATTTGATAGTAAATTATTGTGTATTAACCCAGCAAGAACGTATCTTCGAGTGTACCAATCTTTGCTGCTAGCCCAATAAAATTTGTACGGTCTTGCTCGATAGCAATCGTTGTCCCATACCCTTTGTTGATTTTCTTTTCGTTGATACCAATGCTGATTGCTTACTAAGTCAAATAACCCAATTGATTTATAACCAAATTTTGTGTTGGGTTTTTGATAGTCTGCATCTTGTGTAAGTTTCCCTGTAAAAACAATTACTGGATTATCAATCGATCGACAATATTCATCTAGCGGCAGTATCCAAAAATCTCTTTCCTGTATGCATTGAAATGCTCCCAACAGTATTATTAACGTATTTTTGTCTTTGACTGCAATTTGTTTAACACAATCAACTATTGTTTCTAAATGTGAAGGAAACAAATTACAAACTACGTAATTGTCTAAGGGTATGTCTAGATGGATATCGTATTCGCCAGTATCATACATTTGTTTTTACTTCTCTTACTGGGTCATTTAATTTTTCTGCCACTGTATTTTTTAATTGTACTCGAAAGTTATTGTAATCTCTAATTTCCAAAGCACGACGTCCAACTTCGGTTAAATCTGTACCATCAATTCGACATTTTTTGAAATCATCTTCTAGGCTCCAAATTTTATCATGTAAAATTTTAAATGCCTGTAGTTCATGCCAAATCAAGGATTTATCTATTCCCAACATTTGTTGTTCATAAAAGTCCAATTCAGCCTGATTGGCTCCACCAGTGCGACTGTGTTTGACTTGTGCAATAGTGTATCTATCAACCAATTCCATTACAGGAAACTTAAACTCCAACTTCAACCTCCGGAAAATATCGCATGAAACGATCGTTGCTGTTAGTCCTGTGTTTTAATATTCGACCTTTGATTTCTTTAAAAAAGTTCCAGGCCAACGGAACAAATAAAATTTTATCATCGTCTTTGTAGAGAGACAAATGACCAATAGACACCACAGGAATATCTTGCCCTGGACTGTATGTGTCTTGCTTGGTTGGATTGTCATCGATGATGTAATCTAGACGTACATCAGCAAAATTAAGCAAGGTCATTCCTTTGGCTGCGGCGCCATATCCCACAATGTGATATCCTTGTTCTCTAAACAAATTGATTCTTGAACTAAATTCACTAGAAATTTTTCTCGCTCGAGCAGCCCATGCACGATATGTGTCATTGTTTAACAAGTCTGCTTCCATGTTAATTAAATTAGCTACATGTTCTCTGCGAACACGGTTAGGTGTAAGTACAAACACATAACTGGTTCCATGAATAGGCGTTTTAACCACATCTATCAATTCCCAACCAGCTCGTCGACACAATTGATTCATTGAATTAATGTTGTAAAAATTCACATGTTCGTGATAGATAGTGTCAAATTCACCGTTTCTCACCATGTTGGCCTGACTAGTTTGAACAAAAAACATCCCATTGGGTTTCATTAACGGTTGCAATAATTTAAGATAGGCAAGTGGATCTGGGTTGTGTGCAAAACTATTTTGCGCCACTACTATATCAAATTGCCTGTCATCCAGATTCCTTATAGATTGTTCATCCCAAAATCCACATACTACCCGATGACCTTTTGCTGTGCTGGTTGCGTGAATATTTTTTGCTGGGTCTACTCCATAAGTGCGAAATCCCAACTTTTCAAAATAATCTAACTGACTGCCATCATTGCAGCCAATATCCAACACACTACCAAATTGTATATCACTGTATTCTCTTACCCATTTGGCGAACCACCACATGTAATCTAAATAAGTCTGACTGGTTCCACTTACATATGCATAGTCTTGATAGATTACTGCTGGATCAACCACATGAGTTAATTGCAAATGAAAACAGTCAACACATTGATTTACTGCCAATGGATACCGTTGATTTTTACCAGGTTCATGTAAAAAATTGTTTGCTAGAGGTTGATGGCCTAAATTAATAGCAGGTAATAAGTTGTTTCCACCGCAGGCCAAACATGCTTTTAATTCTGTACAATTTTCCATGTTAATTTTTAATAGGTACTCCGTTTGGTGCAATAAATCCTTCGACTCCTAGCACTGGTAATTCTTGTACAAGTTCTTGTGGAAGAAATTTATACAGCACATGCTCAATATCTGCGTAACCACCTTGACTGACTCGCTGACCTATATAAGCCAAACTGTCATTGTACACTTGAATCACTCGTTCAGTTTGTTCAACTGGCCACGACCAAAGTCTGGCCATGTATTGTAATTCAATGCCGGTTACATCAAACGGGAATTGACTTCGATGTTTGGACCCAATAACAATTTTATCGGCGAATTGTTCATAAACATCTAAATTAAATTCGTCATTCAAGATGTAACGGCCTGACATTTTGTGGATTCGATCGTAACCTACGAAATCACCGTCTTTGCTACACATAGCAAGTGTACGGCCAAAGCACATGATTTCTGTAGAATTCTTAACCACATCCCAATTGTCGCTTTGGTAAATTGCTTGTACGTCTGCGTCTTGACTGAAATCCAACAAAAGATCTGAATTGACTTCTAAAGTTTCGCTTTGTCCCGGCGTAAGTGCTGTACCGGCACACTCCATGACTACTATTTTGGCACCAGGAACACGCATGCGAATACTTTGTAAAGTGATTACAGTTTGAGTCAGTCGCTCTACAGCATTATAAATGCCAAACTTGCTATTAATGGCCGATGTTACTACAAATAAATGTCTAATCATTTACGTAACCATCTTTCATTGGCCAATGTCCAATCTACAACTTTTTTAATACGTTCGCTTAATTTGATTTTTGGTTCCCAACCTAGTGACTTTAGTAAGCCGCCATCTAATGCATAACGCATGTCATGTCCAGGTCGACTGGTATGGAAGTCGGTCATTTCGTATTTCAGTTCTTTACCTACTGCAACAGCGATCATTTGTGCTAGGGTAAGGTTATCAATTTCTTCAGTACCAACGAGATTAAACTTGGGGCAGTGTGCATGGCCGTAGTCCCCTGTATGAACATAATCCTTGAGTGAGAGTATGAACATAAGACCCTCAGCAACATCTTGGGCATGTATGTACATTCGACTACCTGCTGTTGTTCTTGTTGGATCAGCATGAATGATGACTGTCTCCCCATCTCTCACCTTTTGAATAGTTGCTGGAATAAATTTTTCTGGATGCTGTCGTTCGCCAAACACATTCATGGTGTGTGTAACAACGATAGGCAACTTGTAGGTGTTTTCGTAGGCAACACAAAACTCCTCCGCAGCCGCCTTACTCGCGGAGTAGGGATTTGTGCTGTTGTAACGATCATATTCCTTATAGGCGACACCAGGTGGCGCAATCCCAAATATCTCGTCGGTGGAAAAATAAACAAATCGTTCCAGATTTGGTAAGTTCTTCCTTGCATAATCTAACATGTTAACTGTGCCGACTACATTGTCTTGCACAAACTCCATTGGATAGGCAATACTACGATCCACATGACTGCCTGCTGCAAGATGTAAAACAATATCAATTGGTCCAATATCCTGAACTATTTGACTATTGATTTCGGCTTTAAGATCATGGAATACGATACGCAGTCTCTGACTTACTTTTTTTGGGTCATGATTCTGTAGCACATCATGAAGTCTATTTAGATTACCAGAAATATCTAATCTGTCTAGACAAACAACTTTCCAATTTGTGATTTGTAAAATTAAATCAATTACATGGTGTGCAATGAATCCAGCACCGCCGGTGATCAATACTGTTTTTGACATGAATCCTCATTTTTTATTGAATATAAACTATTTATTCGCCTGATTTTGGGGCGATAAATTGCTTGATATGACTCATTGCTTTACGAGCAGTATCAAAAACATATTCTCTAGTTTCATCTTCAAGATTAACAGTTACAATAAAACCATTTGCTACTTTACGAATTTCAATTGATTCAAACATAAACACTCCAGAGTGGTTGAAATATTATTATATCACAGTTTTTTTGTAAAGTCAAACTTATGCAGCTTCTAAAATATATCTTTTGTCTGGGATGGCATCAACACAACTTTTGCATAAAGTTTCATTGGTGTAGTAATGAAGTTTGTTTAACTCTAAAAGTTTTTGCATTGCTGTACCGTTTAATATTTCATCATAGGATTCTGTTAGTAAATTGCCCATAACATGTTTTTTATCATAATCCATACAACATAATAAAACTTCACCGTTTGGTAATAATACACCTTGATTATACAAAGTGGTTTTACTACAAACTACCGGTCCGGCATGATGTGGAGTTATTTTAATGACTTGTCCTTTGATTTGTTCTTTATTTAATAAACCAGCACGATCATGTGCGGCGATATCCCATCTATGACTAGGTACGGCGCCTGGTAAGTGTCTAATAGTAGGGTGTATACCATCGTCACTCATTGTCATTGCTTCGTAGTGAACACCAGCTGCTTGAAGAATTGTACGCATACCTATGTAAGCGTATTCCCATTCCTCACTGTGTTTCCATCCTTTCATATTTCCTGCCGCGTCAGGAAAGTGTATTTTAAAAATATCAAACTTATCTGCATATTTTAAAATTATTTCACCTACCCTATGAACTGTGTCATTGTCCCAATTATACAACGTACTAAAAACTGCTACTCTATGTCCTTTATCTAATACATATTCTAACATATCTGTACAACTTGGATTAATCCAAGGTTCAGCTTGCCCACTAAAATCTATTCTTACATAGTCAGGAACTTTGTCTATCATGATTTTAAAATCATTAAGACTCATGTATTTTACATCATCGCCATAGGCATCACGCAAATTATCTTGCGGGCAATATGTACACATTAAAGGGCAACCTATCATGGTTGTAATTTCAAGTTGATAAAAATTCATATCAGTTAAATGGTAAAAAATCTCTTACAGTATGTGTTTGGTTAGTTGCTATGTATTTGCTATATTTATTAACATCATTTACAACAGTTTTTGGCATGTACTCATCTAATTTTATATTAACAAAAACTTCGGTATTATTAGGTCCTAGTCCATATCCTTTTTCAACGCTAGTCTCTACATCAATTTGATCTAAGACATCAGGGCGATTAGTCTCTTGATGAGCAAAACTGCGAATCTTAGTTTTAGCAAATTCAGTATCGCCAAGATAACTAAATTGCCAGCCTGCATGTTCCATTACTCTTACACCATTATTGGAATATCCATAAGGTAAATTAGCTAATTGAAACCGTTGAAATCTAAATTCATCTGCCGGAACCATAAGTTTTTTCCTAGTTGCCATACCCCAAACCATATACTGACTAAGAGTTGTTGTTAACATATGATTAAACTTGAAATAAAACAGCGGCATTCTCAAACCCCAAACTTGAGTTTCGTCGTCTAAACGCATAATATCTACAGTTTCTGGTCTAGGAATTTCATCTAAATCCGATATAATTATTATATCATCGTCGTCAGCATCTACAATACCACGATTGATACTATTTCTTTGCCATATATCATTATCCCATGCTTCTGTACTATGAGGCATATCATCTACTTTTACATGTATAATTTTATCTACCCATTTAGAGTATCTTGTTTTATTTTCTTCAAAATAATAAGGTTTTGGAATATCTGTAAATGTTGTCGATGCTTCTACTAAAACAAAATGATCCACATAATCATAAAGTTCTTGAAATCTTACCTCTAGTAAATCTAGTTCATTGAAAAATGGAAAGCAATCGTATATTTTCATAATGATACTTATTTTAAAAATTGTTGACTTAGAGATTTCTTAAATAGTATAATAACATTCAACGATAAGGTATTCAATTGAAATTTGCACTAGTCACTGCTTTTGATGAAAATTACCAACCGCTAGCAGATCTTACCTGGGATAAAAATAAAAAGTTGTACGCCAAACGATGGGGATACGATACCTATGAAGTCACTGACGGATTTGCCAATCTTGGAGACATTGCCTGGGCTAGAACCAGAAAGGTAGTAGAACTATTAGAATCTGGCTACGATTGGGTACATGCAGTTGGTTGCGATACCATGATTACCAATTTTAATATCAGGTTAGAAGATATTGTAGACAACACAGCAGATTTTATCATTGCCACAGACTGCTTTAATATCAACAATGACAGCTATCTAGCGCACAATACTGAGAACTGTATTGCATGGTTAAAGTATTTGGACACACAACAGGATCAATACTGCATGAAGCATCCATGGAATGATCAGCAATGCATGATCGACAACATTGAACGTCTGGGTGATGGATTACGAATTGTTCCACAACGCATGATCAATTCATACGATTACGATCAGTATCCAGGATCTGTTCCGCATGTGTATAAACGAGATATTTTTGGCAATGACGGGCAATGGCAACCAGGAGATTTCCTGATTCAGTGGCCTGGTATTCCCAACGATCGCAGAATTCCACTAGCTCAACAAATGTTAACTCAAATAATACAATGAAAGAAATCTTAGATTTAGTCAAGAAACACATAGAAGAAAAGCAGTCTGCAAAAACATGGACTGCTGGCCGAGACTTTGTCAACTATGCAGGTGCCTACTATGATTCAGACGAGTATGTGGCCGGTGTTGAAAGCCTACTCAAAGGTTGGCTTGCCATGGGCAACGAAAGTCTACGCTTTGAACGTGAGTTCCCAAAACAATTTGGAAAAACCCGTGGCATTGTAACTAATTCAGGAAGCTCTAGTAACCTGCTGATGATGTCGGCTCTTACCAGTAAACGTGGTTATAACTTGCCTAAAAGCACCAAGGTACTGATGCCTATTGCAGGATTTCCAACAACGCTTAATCCAACACTGCAAGTTGGCTTTACTCCTGTGTTTGTAGATATCGAACTTAACACACTCAACTTGGATGTAAGGCAATGTGAACGTGTTTTGGAAGCCGACCCAGATATTCGTGTTATTACTTTTGCACATGTACTAGGCAATCCTCCCAACATGGATCAGGTAATGGCCCTAGTCGACAGGTATAAACTTATTCTGCTTGAAGATTGCTGTGATGCATTGGGTAGCACATACAACGGCCGACCATTGGGTAGTTTTGGATTAATGGCCAGTTGCTCGTTCTATCCAGCACACCATATGACCATGGGTGAAGGTGGGTATGTTGCAACCAACGATGCCAATCATGATGTCATACTACGCAGCTTCCGTGAATGGGGTCGAGGTTGTTACTGTGTAGGACCAGATGCCAACAAACTCAAATGCGGTACATGCGGTAAACGTTTTAATAACTGGATTCCTGAATTACCAGATGAAATCTTTGATCACAAATACGTTTATGATGAAATTGGGTATAATTTAAAACCAATTGAACTACAGTGTGCCATGGGCATGCAGCAGTTAAAAAAGCTTCCTGAAATTCATGCCCTGCGTAGACGAAACTATCAATTGTTATTTGCCATATACGAACGGTACGAAGAATTTTTCCACTTGCCTAGAGCACAAGAAAACAGTGATCCATCGTGGTTTGCTTTTCCTCTCACTGTGCGTCAAGGTGCACCATTCACAAGAGCAGACATTGTGGACTACTTGGAAGAAAATTTAATTCAAACTCGTCCTTACTTTGCTGGTAATATCATGCTGCAACCAGCATACAGCCATTTAATGGATCCACGGAATGCAAGAGACAATTATCCAAATGCAACACACGCCATGACGCATACTTATTTCCATGGCACCAGTCCGGTTATTACGCCAGAACAAATTGCCTACATTGGCGAAAAGGTTGATGGCTTTATGAGTTTATTCATTTAAGGAAAAATATGTCATATCGTAAAAAAGGCAACGAGATTTTTGAAAATCTATTTGTACTAGAACTAGCAAACAATCATTGGGGCAGTGTGGAACGCGGCCTTAAGATCATTTATGAACACGGTAGCATTGCTAGAATTAACAATGTCAAGGCTGCAATTAAACTACAGTTTAGAGATGTTGATGAGTTTGTGCATCCTGAGTTCAAAGGCGATCAGGATAACAGATATATCAAGAAAACCGAACAAACCAAATTAAGCAGGGATGATTTTGCTGTTATGGTTAACAAGATTCGGGACATGAGCTGTATTCCAATGAGTACTCCATTTGACGAAAAGTCGGTGGACCTTTGTCTTGAATTTGATATGCCAATTATCAAAATTGCTTCTAGCGATGTCAACGATTGGCCGCTGATTAGCAAGATTGCTAGTACACGCCGTCCAACAATTATAAGTAGCGGCGGTGCCAGTGAAAAAGATCTGGATGATATTGTTGCTTACTTTGCCAAACGCGATATTCCGCTAGCAATCAATCATTGCGTTAGTTTATATCCTAGCGAGGACAATGAGCTAGAACTAGATCAAATTGATTACCTACGCAATCGTTATCAGGATAATGTAATAGGTCTAAGCACACACGAATATCACGATTGGTCATCCAGTATGTTAATTTCATATGCCAAAGGTGCTAGAACTTGGGAACGTCATATTGATATCGACTACAATGCAGTTCCTGTCAGTTCGTATTGTTCATTACCGGAACAGTGCGACACATGGTTTAAAGCATATCACAGGGCAATAGAAATGTGTGGAGGACGCACAACCACACGCCGCGTTATTTCTCGAAAAGAGACAGAATATCTGGATCAATTGGTTCGAGGTGCTTATGCTCGTAGAAATTTAGAGCCTGGTTACCGGATTCACAAAGATAGTTTTGAAAAAGACTTTTACCTTGCCATTCCTCTACGCAAAGGTCAGCTCAGTTGCAGAGAAATCATGAACGGCGAAACACTTACGCAGGCAATACAGGCAGACGAGCCGTTAACAATTGATCATATCGACGGACCATATGCAACCAATTCAACTCTTAAAAATTTAATTAAAAATCGCGGATTATGAGACTAGCTGATTATGTGGCACAAAGGTGTGTGGATGCAGGCGCTAGGCATACCTTTTTAGTTACCGGAGGTGGTGCCATGCATCTTAACGATGCTTTTGGGCGCCATCCCGATATGACCGCAGTATGCTTTCATCACGAGCAAGCGGCAGCTATTGCCGCAGAAAGTTATTATCGTATTAATAATCAACTCTGTGTGCTAAATGTAACCACAGGACCCGGCGGTATCAATGCACTTAACGGTGTGTTTGGTGCTTATGTAGATAGCTGCGGCATGTTAATAGTTAGTGGACAAGTTAAAAATGAAACTTATCTACGCAATTACGATGTTCCTGTGCGGCAACTGGGTGATCAAGAAGTAGACATTGTTTCAATGGTTCGCCCAATTACAAAATATGCCACTACGTTAAAAGATCCTAAACAAATACGTGAAGTTATGGATAAGGCTATATTTCTAGCTACAAATGGTAGACCAGGTCCTGTTTGGGTAGATATTCCAATTGATATGCAAGGTACAAAGATAGCTCCCGAACTGTTACGAGGCTGGGATGGTAGCGAGATTGAATTGGGTCTTGACAATGATGTAACTCCGAACACTCGTTTAGAACTAACTGGCACGAGAGATGATCCTGAGTTCAGTGCCGACGATCTAGTTGAGAGATTGAAATCTGCCAAACGACCAGTTATATATGCAGGCACTGGAGTAAGAATATCAAATAGCCATAAAGAATTTTTACAGTTGGTAGAAACATTGGGTATTCCTGTTGTGACCAGTTTCAATGCCTACGACACATTGACCAATGACCATCCGCAGTATGCAGGCCATCCGGGCATGGTTGGTGATCGTGCCGGTAACTTTGCTGTACAAAATGCCGACTTTGTTTTGATACTTGGTAGTAGGCTTAACATAAGAATGATCAGCTATAACTTTAAAAATTTTGCAAGCCGTGCCTACAAAGTCATGGTTGATATTGACCGTGCCGAATTAGATAAACCTACACTAGCAATTGATGAAAAAATAAACATGGATCTCCGGCATTTTATTCTCGAAATGTTAGGTAGCACACACAATTATTCAATTCCACAGGCGCACACCAAATATCTTGATTGGTGTCGTGAGCGTGTGACAAAATACGATCCTGTATTGTCAGAATATCAACACACATCAGACAGTTTGAATCCTTATTTGTTTTTTAGAGAATTTTTTGATCAATTGGATAACACAGCAATTGTGGTGTGTGGTAATGGTAGTGCCAGCGTAATTAGTGGGCAAGCCGGTCGACTAAAACAAGGACAAAGGTTTTATTCCAACAGCGGTAATGCCAGTATGGGATATGATTTGCCTGCGGCCATTGGCGCCTGTATTGCCAGCAGGCAGCCAGTTTATTGCATAGCCGGTGACGGTAGCATTATGATGAATTTACAAGAACTATCAACTGTGGTAGGGTATCGTCTACCGATAAAAATTATCGTGGTCAACAACCAAGGGTATCATTCCATAAAACAAACGCAGCGAGCTTACTTTAGCGATAATGTGTTTGGTACTAGTCCCCAAGACGGAGTATGCTTGCCTGATTTTGTAGCACTAGGCATTGCATTAGGCATCATGTCACATAGGGTATCTCACATGGATGCCTGGAATAGCGACATGGTGCAAATGTTGTTAAAAAGTGATTTGCCTGCATTGATTGAAGTCATAGTAGATCCGGATCAAATGTTTGCACCCAAGCTTGCCGCAAGAAAATTAGAAGACGGTACATTACTGGCACCCAGTTTAGAATACATGAGCCCATTCTTGCCTGATTCAGAAATGGAACAAAATATTATTAAGGATCAACATGAACTTTGAACAATTTGCACGAACCATTTCATATAATAATTTTGAAACACTGGATCATAGTAAACCTGTTTGGATATTTGGAGCAGGAGGATTTGCTCGAGCACTAGGTCAAGTTCTATTAGATGAAGGTTTTCAAGTTTATGGTTTTATTACATCTAGTCCAACCAATACAAAATTACTAGATTTACCCGTGGTGGATTGGTCAGAGGTGACATGGGAAAACGTTCAATTGGCTATGGGTGTTTTTAGTCACATGACTTCATACACTAAAATTTTAAACGAAGCTGCTGATGCTGGATTCAGTAAAGTTTTTATGCCTTGGGAACTATACGCACAATTTGGCGCTCAACTGGGATGGCGTTATTGGTTGACTCCATTAAATTACATTACAGATAATCTTGCAAAAATACAATCGGCCACACACCTACTAGCCGATCAAGAAAGCGTAGATTGTTTGTTGAATGTATTACTATTTAGAACTGGGCAACTACCAGAGTACGCGGATTACCGAAGTCAGGACCAACATTACTTTAATGAATTAAGCACTGCAAAATTCAAAAAGAAAAAAATACGAATCATTGATGGTGGTGCCTATACTGGAGATAGCTATCAAGAAGCCAAAGAAAATTTAAACATTGATATGGCATATCTGTTTGAGCCTGATCCAAAAAACTTTGGTCAATTGACCCAATCCGTGGGCGACGATGCTATCTGTTATCCGTATGCACTTTCTGATTCAGAAAAAACAATTGTATTCGCCAGTGGAGTGGGCCCAAGTAGTGCAGCTATTGATCACGGTAATATCAAAATTGAAGCGTCTAGTATTGATAAACTATTTTCAAACACACACATAGATTTTGTTAAATTAGACATAGAAGGAAGCGAAGCAGATGCATTGCGTGGAGCAAAAAAACTACTAGAAAAATGCAGACCAGTGATAACCATGGCCTTGTATCATAGACCCGGAGACATGTGGGAATTACCTTTGCTAGTCAATCAGTTGGTTAATGATTACAAATTTTACATAAGACAACACGACAACAATAGCTTTGATGTTGTGTTCTACGCAGTACCCAATTAATTATGAAAATAGCCGTCCTTGGCGCTAGAGGTTTTGTTGGATCTAGCATAGCAAAGTATTTTGCAGGAGATAATTTAGTTATTCCTGTGACTAGAGAAACATTAAGTTTATTGGAACCTGTAGTAGTTGCTAAATGGTTACAAGCCAATCGTTTTGACGTCGTTATCAATGCTGCTACCACTATGAACGATCCTGACTTGCTTGGTGATACTAGAAATAATCTAGGACTGTTCATGAATTTTTATAACCATAGAGACACTTTTGGTAAATTCGTAAACTTCAGTTCAGGTGCAGAATTTGATCGTAGAAATGATATCGATCAGTACAGCGAAAAAAATATTTTTACGGTATTGCCTACGGACAGCTATGGATTTGGCCAAAACATGAAAAGCAGAATTTCGTGGGATACTCCAAACTTTTATACTATCAGAATTTTCAACTGCTTTGGTAAAGGCGAAATCGTTACAAGAATATTTCCAAAACTACTACAGGCCGTATCAGGACAACCGATAAAGATAACCAATGATCGAGAGTTTGATTATTTTGGCATTAGAGATCTTTGTAGATTGACTGATTATGTAGTTCACCATTCACCGGCAGCTAAAGATATTAATGCTGTATACAATACCAAATACAAAATAAGTGAAGTATTAGATCAATTTTGTACACTTAATGATTTAGATAAAAATTATATAATTGAATCGACGGGTGGTCCTAGATACACAGGTAGTGGTAGAATTTTAAGTGAACTTCCTGTACAATTGTTAGGATTACAACATGAACTTAGATATTACAATGAACCCTTATATTAACCAATTATTTGATTTAACAAACAAACACGTTGTTGTAACTGGTGCCGGTGGACATTTGTGTGGTGCTATGGCTAGCGACGCTGCAAGTGCAATTACTAGTCAAAATATAAATGTTGATTGCGGAGTTTTACCACAATAATGTACGTTCAATTGACTTGTCCGTGCTGCGATGCTCAAACAACTTCTCAACCTGCATACTTTTCGCAGTTTGTGGTATGGCGTGCTACTGGAACTAAACCTGAATGCAATCAACCTACTCAGTTAGGTCATTGCGAAAATTGTGATTTTTATTTTTCAACTACACGATTTGATGATGTAGAATTAGATAGATTATATGCGGGCTACCGAGATGAGACATATAATCGCCAAAGACAAGAATGTGAACCTAATTACAAACTTGATGTTTACTCCACTGAATATATTCAACAAAGAAAAGATTTTATTACTGCTGTAATCAACCAACATGTGAACAATCTAACTTCTGTATTAGATTATGGCGGAGATGACGGAACATATATTCCAGATGTGCCTATTAAATTTGTATATGATATTAGTGGTGTAAATCCAATTCCAGGTGTGCATCAGTATCATTTAAGAAATTTTGACAATTTTGATTTGGTTATGAGTTGTCAAGTGTTAGAGCATGTTTCTAATATTGATGAATTAATAGATCAATTAAAATCAAGAACAAAAAAATATTTGTACATTGAAGTACCAGCATATTGTGTACCACCACCAGAAAATATAATTATAGGTGAGCATATTAACTTCTTTAGAGAACAGTCACTTCACGCACTGTTAAATAAACACAATATCAATATAGTAGATACCGCAGTTGATTATGATTTACGGGTATTAGCAGTTCTAGGAAAAATATGAGCAAAATTGTATATGTAACTGGTTGTTTAGGTTTAATTGGCGCAGAAGTAACTAGAAAATTATTAGCCGAAGGTAACTATGTGCTAGGTGTAGATAACGAGACCTATGCAAGTAATCGCAATTTCTTAGATGAATTTCAACAAAATTTACGTTTTAAATATATCAAATCCGACATCAATAACCTCGAAAGACTAGTTGATTGCGACTATGTAGTTAATACAGCAGCAGAAACACATGTAGATAACAGCATTGTTGGCTCAGATGTATTTCTAAAGAGTAATGTAAACGGCGTACACAATTTACTTAATCTTATTCAACAGAAAAGCAGATTTAAAATGCCCACCTTGATTCATTTCAGCACAGACGAAGTGTATGGCGATATAGTAAATGGTGCTCATGTGGAAACTGACCTGCTTAAACCTAGTAATCCCTATTCGGCAACAAAGGCCGCGGCAGACATGTTGGTCCAGGCATGGGCAAGAACTTTTAACATTCCTTACATTATTGTTCGTCCAACTAACAATTACGGCATAGGGCAATATGTTGAGAAACTGATTCCAAAGACTGTAAAATATCTACAACTGGATAGAACAATTGATTTACACGATCGAGGTGAACCACGTAGAACCTGGCTTCATGTCAACGACACTGCTAATGCTGTGAATGTGATTATTCAATCTGGTGTACAAAATGAGATATTTAATATTTCCGGAAACTACGAAGATTCAAACTTGAATGTAGTTAAAAAAATATTTAATAACTTTGAAATAACATTTGATTATCAAAAACATATTACCGATCTTGTACGCCCCGGGCAAGATGTAAGATATTCCATAAATGATATGAAATTAAAGCAGCTGGGATGGCAACCACAAGCCAATTTTGACCAAGAATTAATTAAGATTGTTAAGTACTATCGTCATACGTTTGTGTGGTAACTTCTTTCCAAGTATAATCACCTAACCATTTTACCTGAGCAATATAGCTGTAATGCTCGGGTGGTCCAGTGGTCCATTCTTTAGGCCCTTGATGGCATAATCTAGTACGATTTATTTTGCTATCAAAACACAACCAATATGTTTGTCCGTGATAGATTTGAAATTGATATTCAGCTGCATGTACTGCATCTGTGATATACAATCTACGTTTGATATCATCTGCTTGTTTTTGTAACACTCTCACCAGGTCCATGATACGATTGTATTCTTGCTCGGCATGCATACGAGCAACATTGACCATGATGTCTTTTTGTTTTTCTATGGGTATTAAATCAAAGGCAGGACCACCTACTTCGGTGGCGTAAGGAGTGATGTTTTTATTAAAAAAGGCGACTAATTCGCCGCCTATTTCTGCATCGTAACTGTCTTTGCCTTTGGCAACGTTACTTTTTTTCTTGGCCATCTGAGGTCTTGATAATTACCGGGCTTTCAGATTCTGGGGCAGGATTTCTTGTATTTTTTAACAACCAAGCACCATAGTTGATAAATGCTGCAAATGGATAAAATGCTATTGCTAATGAGGCAGCAACTATAATACCTGCAGTTAGAAAAATTACACTTAAAAGTGTAAACACTGTTTCTAACATTAGATTCCAAAATCCTGCTACTCCGATATCTAATTCAAAGTGCTTGGCGCAACCAGAGTTATGTGATCTAATGTGCGTTCTAAATGATTCAATTTGTTCTATGCAACGCATTACTAAAATTTGCAACAATCCTCGATACAAATCAGTCATATATTTTGCTCCATTTTTTTAATTTGATTTCTTTGGCCTGTACAGATTGATTTATACCTTGTTGTGTTACAACGCCATATTCTGTTAATAAATTTATCATACAAATTAAATCGCCAATTTCCATTTCAAGTTTAAGTTGATGTGGCATTCCGTCTTTGTGCAACTGATTGATTCCAAATCTAAAGATTTTAGAAATTTCTTGTATGACCTCTGCACATTCTTCTTGCGTGATCACAAGAATTTCTCGTTGCTTATCATTCATAATGTATTATAGTTGAAATTACAGAGAAACTCAATCTCTTTTTTGTCTAGGAGTAGTATCTTTGTCTCGAGGTTCAGCCAGTCGTCCAGGATGTGTTATTTTAACTCTAGTTTTTTCTGGGTCAAACTGTTTTAATTCTTTACTACTTACTTCTTGATCTTGTTCACCATTTGGATCGTAATTTTTATCTACAAGATTACCATCTTTATCAACTAATATAGGATTTTTTTTACCTGTTTTACCAATACCTCTGGACAATGTTACTGCCATAGTTCTAATGCCACGGATTCCGAGAGATTTATTATTCCTGCCTGGATCGTTGCGTATCAACCAAACCATGGCATGGCTTTCAGGAATATCTTGTCTTGTAGCTATAACAGCATGACATTCAACCCGAACTTGATTGCCGTTTTGCACAAAATGTTCTGGTTTGAATGTCTGAATAACTATACCACCCCGAGGATTCAAATCGCTACCAAAAATTGCCTCCAAGGCTTCTTGTTCAGTAGGCTCTACAACAATCTCTCTGCTTAGTCTAAACACCGGGTTATAGGATGGGCTATTTTCTAGTTGAATTAATTCGACTACACCTTTATCTCTTAGTCGATCTATAATGTCTCGAGCCTTTTGACCAAAGGCAGTATCTGCACTTTCCCATGCTTCAGCATTCAACTTTTTAATACTAATAGGAAGATTACTGTCAGGACTTACCAGAACTACATCAGCCTTTTTCCTTGCTTTTGTATCTCTGCCAGATATATTAACTTTGTTACAGTTGTTTAATGTCAGGGTTTTTCCCCGCGGATCAACAAAAGTAGTGTGTACGGATCCGTATTTTTCAATTACGCTTTGTAATATACCAGCAAGTTCAATTTCATTGGCAACACCTGCACTTTTGTCCCCTTGCTTACCAATATCTTTTACAAATAATTTTACCTTACTCTGCCAAAATTCTACATGACCAAGGCTGCTTCCCCCATAAGGACTGTATCTGGCGTCCAAATCAGGATTTGCTGCATTAATAGTTTGTGGCAGGTCTTGCAAAACTTTCATTCTAAAATCGTCTTTAATTTGTCCGTCAGGAATTTGTACAAGCACAGCTATCTTATTTCCATCAATTTTTAAGTCTGTATAGCCGTTTTGAGCAAGTATATCCTGAATTTCTTGCTTGGTAGCTGCTTCTGTGAGAATGTTGATTAGTTCGCGCATAATAACATATTTACCGGTTTTTTATATTCTGTTTATTCATGTTGCAGCGCAATAAATACCGTACAAGGAGAAAAAATGAATTTTCAAGGTTTGATAGAACATTTGCACAAACTATTACCAAAATTTAAAAGTGATTTAGAAATTTATATTGAATCAAAAGACCCAAAAAATGCTGCTGATATAGAGCATTGGTTACAACAGTATAGCTATAAAAAACATCAAGACTGGTTTCCAAATGCGTAAATTAATTCAAGCTATCATTGACTATCGTCAGAAACAAGCAGACCTATATTTACGCTGTCTTATCAACAGAAATTAATCGTTCAATATCTTCTTCTACGCACCGTTCACCATACTGTATTTCAACAATGGTACAGGGATGAGTGAATGGATTTGTCAACTGGTGCCAAGAATTTCGCGGAACACGCCATTCATCATATTTGCTTAATATTTTAGGTGGATTAGAAAGATCCCCGGGAAGCGCCATGTTAATCATACAAGTGCCTTCAGTAACCATCCAGAACTCGCTTCGATATTGATGTCTTTGCATACTTAAGGTTTGCCCGGGCATTACGGTAAGAGTTTTAACTTTAGCGCCAGGTATTTCGTTCAAAACTGTGTATGAGCCCCAGGCTCTTTCGACTTCATATGATCGCCATTGTTTAAGAATATCACTGCTACTGTTTTTTTTATCTTCTCCGCCTACACCAAACACAAATTCAATGTTTGTGTCATTGACTGGCATTTCTGGTGTATTTTCGGCTGTTCTATCTCCACCATTGGCAAAAACGATTTTGTCGCCAGGGAACATATCCTTAACTTTTCTTATAGCGTCACATGCAGTGCCGTCGCTGTCATCAAATTCAATTACACGATCTACCATGTGTAAGTTGTCTAGAATTGTCATGCGTTCGTACCATGTCATGAACGCCCGCCCTTTCTTTCGTGCAAGCCAGGCATCTGAATTTAAACCAACCACAAGCCAATCGCCTAAATGATCACAATGATTTAGATAAGAGATATGCCCTGAATGTAGCGGATCAAATCCTCCGGTTGCTAATACAATTTTCATTCTTGAATTCTGTAATAATCTTTATTCAACCAGGTTGTTAGTAAGGTTTCTTGCCTCACATATCCATAGCGATCCAGGCATTGCCGTACACTTTCATTGACTAAATTAGCATTAACTAAGTCATGCCATGTTGTAGTTTGTGGATTCATGGGTGCAATGTCACTTTTATAAACAGCAATGTGCAACCACATATCGTTCATGTCTTTATAAAAATAGGCATCCCTACAATCAAATCCGTTTACTGCTAACATGTACATCATGTTCACCACATTGTGATTAAAGTACCATCCGTTGTGACTGAGGTTGTTTAATCTATTGTGTTCATAATGAACTGCCTGCGGAAGTGATAAAACCAACATACCATTTACGTTCATCATGTCGTTCCATTGTCGTAATGTGCCTAATGGATTAGTAATATATTGAAAAACATCGTGACACCAAACTAAATCAATTTGTCGGGAAATAAATCTATCTGCATCTTCTAAATTGGCTTCTACCAGTCGAACGTTTGGTAAATTTGCAACTTCTTTTTTAATTTGTTTAATATTTCTATCTACCGCGTAACACAAATAATTCCTAGGTTCGGGAGGCTCGTCTCTAGTTTCAAGTAGTGCCCACCATTCTAAATCCAATCCTTCGCCACAACCAAAGTCTGCTACAACTTCTAAACTATCTAAAAAACTGTCATATTGATACAATAGATCTCGAATAAATTGTGTGTGTTGGAAACTAGCTTCAGAATTCTTAAAAAGTGCCATTTGTTAACACCTCAATGATAATTTTTTCTTTTAATGTTTTTAATCTTGATTCAAATTGTATGCATGCTTCTGCTAATTCT